GAAACTTACCCTTGAATGGGGCGAGGCTACTGCTCCTGATGGTAACATTGAAATTAATATTGGTGCCGAAGGCACCGGACTTGTCCTTGTATCACCCGGACTTTTACTTCAAAACTCATTAGTAATTAAAGCATTTGCTGGAACTGCTAACGTTATTACCCTTACAGGCTATGTGAATCGGATTGCATAATGTCAAGATACGGACAACGCACTAGATTAAGTAATACATCTACCAATTTAGTATCAAATTTTTTTGGTAATCAATTTGTTGCATTACCTACAATTGCTACCGCAACTGAATACCTTGTTATTGGCGGTGGTGGCGGTGGCGGTACTGGTATGGGCGGTGGCGGTGGTGCAGGCGGTTATAGAACTGGAACTGGTTTAGCAGGATTAACAACTGGAGTTGCCTATACGGTAACTGTTGGAACCGGTGGCGCTACAGGTAGTCCCGCAACTAACGGTACTAACTCAGTATTTTCTACTATAACTTCATCTGGTGGTGGTAAAGGTGGGCAACGGTTAGGGTCACCACTTACTCCAGGTGATGGCGGTTCAGGTGGTGGTGGTCAAGGAGATACGTCTACAAGTCCAGCCTTTGGTGCAGGAAACTCTGGTGGTTTTACACCAGTAGAAGGTTTTGCTGGTGGTAAAAAACCTGTTTCTGGTAATGGAATGGGTGGCGGTGGTGGCGGCGCCAGTGCAGTAGGTCAAGATGGTTATGATTCTGGTGGTAATAGTATTGGTGGTAATGGTGGTGATGGTGCTTCATCTAGCATTACCGGAACTGCAACAACCCGCGCAGGCGGTGGTGGTGCTAGTGGACAGTCAGGCGCAAACTTGGCTGGTACTGGCGGTGCTGGCGGTGGCGGTAATGGTGAAAAAGGTTTTCCTAGCACACAAACTGCGGGTTCTGCGGGTACGGTGAATACGGGTTCAGGTGGTGGTGGAGGTTCTTATTCTTCCGGCTATCAAGGTGGTTCTGGAGTTGTTATTATTGCATATCCTGATGCCTTTGCAGCATTAAGTGGATTTTCTGGACTTACTTATTCCGTAAGTACAACATCAAGACCCGGTTATAGAGTTTATACATTTACGGCAGGAACAGGTACGGTGACTTTCTAATGGCACATTACGCATTCTTAGATTCAAACAATATAGTTATTGATGTTATTACAGGCATAGATGAAACCGAACTTATTGAAGGTTTAGATACAGAAACTTGGTACGGTAATTTTAGAGGTCAAGTCTGTAAGCGTACCAGTTACAATGGCAATATACGCAAACAGTATTGCGGAGTAGGTTATTCATACAATGCTGAAGCAGATGTATTTGTAGCCCCACAACCTTTTGCATCTTGGTCGCTAGATAGTAACTTTGATTGGCAAGCACCAGTTGCTAGACCAACAGATGATAAGTTCTACACTTGGTCAGAGGATGACCTTAATTGGAAAGAGGTAGTCAATGACTAAGTCAAGAGATATAGCAAGTGGAATACCTGCACCGTCTACTGTTTCTTCAGCAGAGTTAGGTTACCTAGATGGTGTTACCTCTGCTATCCAGACACAGATAGATACTAAGTTAGCAACTGCTACTGCTGCTTCTACTTATGCCACTATAGCAAATGATAATCTTAAAGCAACATTGGCATCACCTACTTTTACAGGTACAGTAACTATTCCTACTGGTGCAGTCATTACATCTCCTAAGATTGCTTCTACCTACACAGCCAAGACTGCTGCTTATACATTTGCATCTGGTGATGAAGGTCAATTGTTCTCAATGAATAATGCTTCAAGCGTACAGTTTAACATTCCAACTGATGCAACATTTAACTTTGCAGTAGGTACTGAAATAAATGTGTTCTGGATTACTGGAGCAGGGCAACCTACAATAGGTGCAGTTACTCCCGGTACAACTACAGTTATTTCAACTGGTGCAACAAGTGCTACTCCTAAACTTCGTGTTGCTAATAGCGCAGCCACTTGTAAAAAAATTGCTGCAAATAGTTGGTTAGTAATAGGCGATTTAGCGTGAGTCCAATTCTTGGGATTGTTGCCTCAGCGTTTAGAGTAAAAATTACTTTTGTGTATTTAGCGGGCGGATTGGATGACAACACTTCAGCAAGAACAAATGTTGTGCAAAAAATACAATCCAATAATGATGCTATTTCCAATTTGGCTGCGACTTTATCGTCAGCAAGATACAATGTTTCAGGTGTTTCATCTTTAACAAATGGATACACTTGTGGCGGTGGTTCTGCAGGGGGAGATCAATCAGTAATTGAAAAGTTTTTATTTTCAAATGATACAAGAACAACGCTCGGCACTACGCTCTCAGTAGCAATTGGTGGTGGTGGTGCATTTTCATCAACAACTGATGGATATATTGTTGTAGCAAACTCCAGCGTTACTACTGTCAATAAATTGCTTTTTTCTGCCGATACGCGTACATCACTTGCAACTGGATTAAGTAGCGCTAGAAGTTCGTCATCAGGTTTTGAATCTTCAACAAACGGGTATGTTGCAGGTGGTTCTACTAGTGGTGGTCGTGTTACAACAATTGACAAATTTTTATTTTCTACTGATGCACGCTCAACACTTGGCACTGGATTATCTGCCGCCAAATCTAACGGCAGTTCGCAATCAATAAATTCATCAAGTTCAGGGTATTTTTTAGGGGGAAGCACTTCCGGTGGGCAATCATTTCAAATTGAAAAGTGTGTTTTTTCAACAGACACAATGAGCGTTATTTCTGCTACTATAGGCGGGTCTTATGGTGATCGGTTGGGTGGTGGTAGTACGCAAAGTCACGGGATCTTTGGCGGTGCGCCATTTCCTGCAACGTCCCTTCAAAAATTAACATATGCAACAGAAGTAGTAAGTGGCGGTCCAAGTATGTTTTCCTTTGTTTCTTTTATGGCAGGATTTTATTCAAGATGAGTGACTTAGCAAAAAGAGCAAGCAAACAAATTATTCCATCACGTTCTAGATTTCAAATGCAAAACTTTGTTATCAATCAGCATGATACTCCACAAATGCAATATCAACAAATTTTAATTGAAGGTGCAGACCTTACATATAAAATTAAACTTGCTGAATTAGATTTACAAAAAACAACTATTGAAATTAAAAGATTACGTGCTACTGGCGATGAAATAGATGCAATCGAAGCAGACAAAAAAGAACTTGGATTTCATTACTCACAAGTTATTTTAGAATCAACTAAGTATGAATTAAAAGCGTTAGAAGAATTGTTTGCAAAATATCCGGACTATTCATACGAAGATGTTGAAGCCGACCAAGAAAATTATTGGAACCTTAGACTTACAAAACAAGCAGAATTAGATGTGGTGCAAGCAAGAGATGGAATAAGCGTAGGTAATCTTTCTTCTATGTTGATGTCTGGCATGATTACTAAAGCAAACGAGTTGGAAAATAAATAGTAATGTCTTTACTAACAGGCAGTTGTACAGATGACTACCTCCCTTCTTGGGAGGATAGGTCTGACCCATTAGATGAGCAGATGAAACCAAAGGAGCAACGTGGCAGGTCGTGATATTACAGATGGTCGTGGAGACTCCGGTGGTTTAGGTCGTTCTATTGCTGTAGACGTAGGCATAGTATCTTCCTCTGCTGTATGGCAGAATACTTCTATTGCCTATGATGTAGCAATTGGTGGTATGCCTTTTATCTATGCTATTGGTGATGGTCGTCCATACACCCGTCAAACTGCACCATTCCGCAAAGACCAATTTGATAACGGTAATGAGCCAGGAGAGCAATCTCTAACTGGCTGGTGGATTCGTAGTCAGATGTCATTCCACTCTGGTTCAGGTATTAAGTTCTATGACCCGGCAACTACAGATGAGAATGGACACTATCGTTTTGCTGATAGCAGAGGTCTTAATGTTTGGACTAAGGGGCAAGTAACTCTACTTAAATCATGCACAGCAGGACATGCAACTACAGGCCCTATTGCTTCTAATGGTGTAACACAGCAACATCTACGCTCAATCAAGTGGAGCACATTTACTGGTGCGTTACTGCTTGATGAGTATGATGTTGATAAGATTAAAGTAACAGACCCAAGCAACCCAGTTCACTTCATTGATTACAATAGTGGTACTGATTCTCCTGTATACGCTATCTGCGATGATGGAACTTTCGCTTACTGGATTACTAATACTTCAACCAAAAAAACTGTATACAAAAAAGCATTAACCCTAACATCTTCTGATGCTGATACCAAGATGTTTGATGAAATTGGCACAATATCAAACGCTACTATGGAGTATGTAAAAGATAGAATTATTTTATGCGCTGATAATAAAGTATATGAATTTGCTACATCAGCAACAGCAATGCCAACGACTGTATACACACACCCAACTTCAACTCACGTATATACATCTGTTGCTGCATCAGGTCCAGCAATTTATGTTTCTGGTTACAATGGTAGCCAATCAACTATTCAAAAGTTTACGCTTAATACATCAGGTGTAATGCCTACTTTAACTTCTGCAATTGTAGCAGCAGAATTACCAGTAGGTGAGATAGTCCATAAAATTTATTACTACCTTGGTTACATGATGATTGGTACTAATAAGGGTATCCGTGTTGCTGCCGTATCTGACCAAGATGGTTCTATTAGTTACGGTCCACTTATTGTGGAAACGACTCAGCCTGTCTACGACTTTGCTGCCCGCGACCATTATGTTTGGGCAACAACATCTGTTGCTGGTGCGCCAGGGTTAACACGCATTGACCTAAGTGCCGAAGTAGAACCACTACGTTTTGCTTATGCTAATGATGTTTACTATGATGGAGTTACTGGTCACGTTACAACTGCCGTTTGCTTTGATGGTAACACTGACCCAACAACAACTGATCGACTTATGTTTGCTACTGCTTATGGCTCATCATCTAATGGTGCCATATATGTAGAAGATGCTACAACTTTACGTACCTCTGGCTATCTTACTACTGGTAACATCCGCTATGGTACATTAGAACCTAAGAACTTCAAGCGTCTGCTTGGTCGTGGTGATTTTACCTACGGCTCAATGACACTAGAAACAGTAGATAAAAATGGAATTGAATATGACCACATTTCTTATGATGTTTCTATTGGTTCACCTGAGATTACCACATCAACACCTGCTACTGCTCAAGAGTATGTAGCCTATAAGTTTATCCTATACCGTGATGGTACTACAACCTCACAAGGTCCAGTCTTTAAGGGCTACCAAGCCAAGGCTACTATCGCTACACCTCGTCAACGACAGATACAATTCCCTGTCTATTGCTTCGATGTTGAAACAGATAGATATAATACAGTAGTGGGCTATGAAGGTAGAGCATTCGATCGAATTAAATTATTAGAAGAGATAGAAAAAACAGGAGATGTAATCACTTGGCAAGATATAACAACTGGTGAATCTCAACAAGCAGTAATCGAAAACACTAACTTCCAACGCATGACTCCACCTGACAAGCGCTTTGATGGTTTCGGTGGCGTTATCACTATCACTATAAGGACTGTATAATGACTCCTGCTGATTGGGCTGCCCTTGCAATTAGTATCTCTACTTTAGTAGGTACTTTTGCTCTTATGATTAAGTGGATGGTAAAACATTACCTTAATGAACTTAGACCCAATGGTGGTTCGTCAGTAAAAGATCAAGTCAATCGGTTAGAACTACGAGTAGATGAAATCTACAGATTGTTGGTGGATAAATGACAGAAATTATTCCAGACATTAACTGGGACCCACGTCCAATGACAGAAGAACAACGCGAAGAATGGTTCGAAGATGGAGATGATTACGAATGATACCTCTAGCCCGTGCTGCACAACCGGCTGCAATTGCGATCCTAAGACAAGCGACAGCATTGTATCCGAAGAGATTGAAAGCCTCGGATGGGCTGCTCCCATCTAAAGCACACATTAAGAAGAACCCTAACTCAGACCACAACTCTGGGTTTGCATGTGACCTAAGTCACGATCCTAAGAATGGGATTGACTGTAAGGTAGCATACAAAGAATTACAAAAAGACCCACGTGTAAAGTACTTGATTTTCCAAGGACGCATTTGGTCAGAGATGAAGGGCGACCGTGACTTTGATGGTTACTCTCACCCAGTTCATCTTCATGTCAGTATCAAGGAGACTGCGGGAACTAATACTTCCCCTTGGTTCCCTTGGTTAGGGGACGCTAAAAAACTTAATAAGGTAAAAGCAGCACTAAAGCCCAACCCTAAAAAGAAAGAGAGCAAATGAATCAACTCACTAAAGCAAAGTTTCAGGCAATGGCTACCTCGTATCTACGAGCAGCAGTAGCCTCAGTCCTAGCCTTATACATGGCAGGACAGACAGACCCTAAGGCTCTCGCCTCTGTCTTCATTGCATCCCTTGCAGGACCAGCATTGAAGGCTCTAGACAAGTCCGCTAAAGATTACGGACGCAAAGCATAGTACAAGTTTAAGACAAAGATACGCCCCGGCTAGGTACCCACCCTAGACCGGGGTCTTTTGTCGTTTCTAGGGTCACTACAGGGGCTTGAACGGGCACTTCTGGGATGTGTCCATCCCGTCTGAGAGCGTCTACAATTAGGTTAGCCATCCTGAATGGGGCCTCAGGTAGGTTCTCACCGTACTCATCCCATAGGGTAGATGATATCGTAGTATAGATACTACTCATCTAGCCTTAGCCCTAGGTGTTGGCTTAGGTTTCTTGACGATCTTAGTAGCATCATCTAGTCTAGCAATGATCTCTTTGACTTCTTTACGATCTAGGTAGTTCCAATACTTATCTCTTAGGATCCAATGGATCCCTCGTACTATATCGGAAGTAACAATACCTAGAACTATAGCATAATATATCTCTTTATTCATATAACTCCTTATATAGTATATATAATCTATATATATTATATACCCCTTCGGGGTATTATATATTAATTATATATTATTATATATCAATTATACACATAGACTCTATCGTGTCAAGAATTATAGATATACTTGACAAACTACCTAGTATAATCAAGGTTTTCTTGACAAGATAAACATAATTCCCTATACTGATGCCATGACAATCAAACTAGAAGAGTATACATTACCCGAACATATATCCTATTCAGCCCTTAATACCTTCATGACCTGCGGTCATCAGTATTATCTAGGTAGATTGATGGCTATCAAAGAGAAGCCTTCGGTCTGGTCTGTTGGAGGCTCCGCCTTCCACCTTGCCGCCGAGAATTACGATAGGGTGACAATTGACTAATCAAAAACTATACGATACGCAAACACTATGGGATGTTGCATGGCAAGAATCCCTAGGTGAGATAGATCTGACTGATGCACGCGTAGGTGGCAGAGCCACTAAGTTAAATCCTGACAAAGAGAATGTGGAATTCTGGCAAACAGCAGGGCCTAAGTGGCTTGAATCCTACATCCAATGGCGTGTTAACAACCCTGATTGGAAGATCTGGACTACCCCTGAGGGGGAGCCAGCGATAGAACTTGGTCTGATAGTAGACATAGCAGGTGTAAATGTCAAGATGGTTATCGACCGAGTGTTCGAAGTCAATGGTGAGTTGGTAGTTGTGGATCTTAAAACATCACAACGCTACCCATCTAACCCCTTACAGTTGGGGTTCTACAAGGTTGGACTAGAGAAGCAGTTCGGTGTGCCTGTCAAGTGGGGCAATTACTACATGGCACGTACCTTTAGCACAGGAAATACGATAGACCTATCTGAGTTTACTCATGAGAAACTTGAGTACATTGTAGATATTTTTGACAAGTCACGTAAGGCTGGGCTATTCTTACCAAATACAAACAACTGCAATGTACTATGTGGACTCACAGAGCATTGCGAATTCTACCCAGGAAAGATAGGTTAACATGTCAACAGAAGACTGGAAGTTACAGGTTTCATACAAGACCCCAGGTGGGGATATGATTAATATCCGTGCCAATACCGCTGATGAACTTAGTGTTCTCTTAGAAGGTATCGGTGATTACTCACCACAGATTGCAGCAGTACGAGGATTGGTAGTTGCTTCATATAACACAGCCCCTTTGGAGACACCGCCTTCAATGCCAAGCACTCCGCCATCCACCTCCTCCGCTCCAGCCCCGACAAGCAATCCGGGCCTATCCGCGACGCCTACATGTCCACACGGCGCTCGAATCCATAAGTCAGGCATAAGTTCTAAGACTGGTAAGCCATATGCTATGTGGGTATGTTCATTACCCCAAAGTCCTGAGCAATGCAAGCCAGTTAACTAGCCTTCTTGGCTGAAGGCAAAATGAGACAGAGTCGTAGTCAGCCCTCCATCTGGATACGGCTCTTCTTTATTAATCAGAAAGGTAATCCATGCGTACGCTTGTCAGATCAGTTGGTCGTGCGTCGCTCGGTGGCGAACCACTCCCGTCGCCGTTCAAAGCGTTTGAGAATAACCAAATCATTATTCGGCGTGCCGAAGTTTCGATGTTTGCAGGAGCGCCCGGAGCAGGAAAGTCCACGCTCGCACTTGCGCTAGCATTAAAGATGAAGGTACCTACGCTGTACATATCAGCAGATACCAATGCTCATACTATGGCTATGCGTTTAGCCTCTATGATCTCTGGCAAAAGCCAAGGTGATGTAGAGCAGATGTTAAAAAATGATATTGGGTGGACTAAGGCTACACTATCTAAGAGTAGTCACGTAGTATGGTCATTCGAATCTAGTCCTACATTGCAGGATATAGATGAGGAAGTCCAAGCATTCGAAGAGTTGTGGGGTTGTCCCCCAGTATGTATCATAGTAGATAACTTAATGGACGTAGCCACTGATGGTGGCGAAGAGTTCGCTTCAATGCGTGCTATTATGAAAGAGTTAAAGTACCTAGCCCGTGCTACTAACGCAGCAGTAATTGTATTACATCATACTTCTGAGGCGGTAGAAGGTAGACCATGCCAGCCACGCTCAGCGATTCAAGGTAAAGTATCCCAGTTGCCAGCATTAATCTGTACCCTAGGTGTTGTCGGTACTTCAATGGCTATAGCACCTGTAAAGAATAGATATGGCAGAGCAGATGCTCATGCTAATCTTATGACTTGGGTTGCATTCAATCCTGAGTACATGTTCGTTGAAGACATACCGGAGAATTCATGATAGTAGAACTGAGTAAAGAAGAAGTAAGAGTATGTACCATGCTTGCAACAGAGCGTTGGCTTATGAAGTTTGGTAGTGTTGACAGACCAAACTATGCACAAGGTAAGGCTAATGGTAGACTAGAGCACGAACTTACCGCTAGCATACGTGCTAACGTGGCTGAGTGGGCAGTTGCCAAGGCTAAGAATTTAGTGTGGAGTATGCCTTGGTATCCGAATGAATTGCATTCGCAACGTGCTCATCTACCTGATGTTGGTCATGCTATAGAGGTGCGTACTATACGTACGGCTAATGGTATCCCCTTCTGGGGTAAAGATGCAGGCAAGTGTGTGTATGGATGTATGGTATTAGATACAGAATACTATTCACAGGTAGAAATCTACGGTCATTTCTTTGCAGATGAATGCAGACGAGATGAATGGGTAGATCAATCTATTGGTGGATGGCGTGTACCTATCACAGAATTGAAATAAATATGACAACACGTAAGTCACACAAAGCAAGAGGAGCACACTTTGAAGTCGAAGTTAGAGACTGGTTTCGATCTCGTAAATTCTCAGCCGAAAGGCTGGCGAGGGCTGGAAAGAATGACGAGGGTGATGTTGTCATTCATGCGGACTTCCTCGGGAACATCGGAATCCTCGAATGTAAAGCACCCGGCGCTGGGAATAAGATCGACCTCTCTGGCTGGGGTAAAGAGGCAAGCGTTGAAGCAGGCAATTATGCGAAAGCAAGAGGCCTCTCCATCGAGTCCATCTTACCGGCCGTCGTCATCAAGGCGAGGGGTAAAGCAATAGCAGATGCCTACCTAGTGTTTAGGTTAGGTGATTTATTCGATGACTGATCTACCAAAAGTTAAGGCGGTGTTAGAGTATTATGGCGCAACAATTACTAGAGACTCCGGTCAAGTATATATCAAGTGTCCGTTCCACGACGACACGCACAAGTCAGGTTCAGCAAACCTTAACGAACAAATCTTTGTTTGTTTCGCATGTGGTATGTCGGGAAATAGTTTACAACTCATATGTAAAAGAGAAGGTGTAGATTTCAATGAAGCAAACAGCATCGCAGAAGGAATTGCTGGGGCTTGCAGCGGACAAGTACGCGGCAAACATCTCACTGGCTTACGACTACCTAAGAAGCAGGGGTATAACTCAAGAGGCAGCACGGCTGGCTCGATTCGGCGTAGTCGCGGAGCCTGAAACTGGACATGAGATGTTTACTGGTAGATTATCGATTCCGTATATTACTAAAACTGGCGTTGTTGATCTGCGGTTCCGCTCTCTTAATCCGGCTGTTGAACCTAAGTATATGAGTATGACTGGTGCAGAAACAAAGATGTATAACGTGCTCGATATCGATCGAGCCGGTGACTGGATAGGAGTATGTGAAGGTGAACTCGATACAATTACTTTATCTGCTTGTGTTGGCATTCCTTGTGTTGGCGTACCTGGGGCTAACAGTTGGAAGAAGCATTACACTAGGCTATTGGCAGACTTTGAAAGAGTCTTTATCTTTGCGGACGGCGATCAACCGGGCACGGAATTTGCTAGGTCGTTAGCACGCGAGTTGCCTGTTACCATAGTACAGTTCGCTGATGGTGAAGATGTTAACTCAGCCTATGTAAAGTATGGTGCAGATTATATTAGAGAGAAGGCTAAGATCAATGGATAAAGAGATACCTAAATGCCCTGAATGTGGATGGCATTTTAAGAATGTGTTCGAAGCGGTAGATCATTTGCTTGAAGATGATGATAATCCCTTTGATCCTGCGTTGATCTTGCCTAGCGGATTCTCATTGATGATAGGCTCATTGTTGCGTTGCCTATATGGACATGCACTTAAGGGTGAGACAGATACTATTAAAGAGATAGTTCAGTCCACCTACATGACATTGTATACAGCAGAAACCCATCCCGAATTAATAGGCGAGATGGTGCAAGACATAGTAATCAATACCGAGATGGCTGACTTCGATCAGGGACTACAAGAGTTATTAAAGGCAGAGGATGAGAATAGGGGATGAGGAAGTATGGCAAATATTAGAGTGGTTGAGAGGTTACGGGCTCAACTTGACGAAGGTTGGACGGAGCGAAGATACTCTGACGATAACGATAACGATCCCGTTGCTGAATTCGAAACTGTAGTCAACGAAACATTCCAAGAGTTAGAAGAGTTGTTGTTGCGTAAGCACCAAGACTATGGCACTAAGAATATTATGGATGCACCCGGTGGTGCGATCAATGGATTGCGTGTGCGAATGCACGATAAGTTAGCAAGGATTAATAACCTACATAGTAATGAACCAAACTTCGAGCCCCTTGAGGATTCATTCAAGGACATGGCTAACTATGCAATCATAGGATTGCTAGTCCTGAGAGGACAATGGGGTAAGTAATGAAGGTAATCGTATGTGTATCCGATCTTCAAGTACCGTATCATGATAAGCGTGCAGTAGCCAATCTTGCTAAGTTTATTAAGGCATTCAAGCCTGATGAGGTGGTATCAGTTGGCGATGAGATGGATATGCAGACGATATCTAAGTGGGCTAAGGGTACACCACTAGAGTTTGAGCGCAGCATAGGTAGAGATAGAGATGAGACAACACGTATCTTAGAATCTCTACAGGTAAGGCATATGATTAGATCGAATCATACTGATAGGTTATTCAATACAGTAATGATGAGAGCACCGGGCTTACTTGGATTGCCTGAATTAAATATTGAGAACTTCCTACGGTTGGACGACATAGGTACTACCTATCATCGCAACCCTTATCAACTTGCTCCCGGTTGGATTCTCCTACACGGGGACGAAGGATCAATGAATCCTACTGGGGGCATGACAGCCTTAGGCTTGGCTAAGAAGGCAGGCATGTCTGTAGTATGTGGACATACACACCGCATGGGCTTGACCCATTACACGCAGTCATACATGGGTGGTAAGCCTAAGATTGTATGGGGTATGGAAGTTGGCAATCTAATGTCATACAAGGATGCTAAGTATATCAAGGCTGGCTTATTTTCATGGCAGCAAGGCTTCGGTATCCTTTATGTTGATGGTAATGTAGTAACACCACACTTGATTCCTATCCAGAAGGATGGAAGTTTCGTAGTTAATGGCAAGGTGTGGGGTAAATGACAGAGTATCCTAATTGGTTTGCATCTTCTCAACCAAACTTTGAGAAACATTTATCGGCTTACAAAGGTAAGCCAGACTTAAAGTTTTTACAACTAGGTGTCTTTACTGGTGATGCTAGTATATGGATGCTTGATAACATTTTAACAGATGAGTCTTCATCTCTTACTGATGTTGATACTTGGGCTGGCTCGGATGAAGATGCTCATAAAGATATGGACTTTCATGACGTGTGGCAGACTTATTTATACAGGGTAAAAGATTATGAAAATGTTTATCCATCTAGATTGTCGACTGAACATTTCTTTAATGAACATCAAGATGATGGTGATTGGTGGTATGATTTTATATACATAGATGCTGACCACACAGCAGCAGGTGTAATAACTGACGCAATCTTAGGGTGGCAACATCTTAAGAGTGGTGGCATCATGGCGTTTGATGACTTTACTTGGGAGCATAAGGATGGGATGGTGTATATGCCATTCAGAGCAATAGACTTTTTCTGTTGGGCATTTCAGTTTAAGTCAGAAGTTATTGAGATGAACAACCAAGTATGGATAAGGAAACTATAATGATAGAGTGGTCGCGCATTGAACCTTGGGATTACATAGTAAAGGCTGTCGCCTCTGACTATCATAGGAAGTATGAGATAGTAGAGTATGATGATATACATCAGTCGTTGTACCAATGGTTCGTTGAGCACCCAAATAAGTTAGATGAATGGGAAGCGATAGGCGAGAAAGATGCTAAGAATCTTATCTATAAATCCTTACGCAATCAAGCGTTAGACTATTGTCAGAAGTGGAAAGCAAAT